GAGCTGTATCATCTAATTCAAAGGCATTCATATAGTCCGTCTTAGGATAATATTTATGCACAACTTCTTGAGGAAGATTAGAAGGTTTAGAATGATCTTCTTTGATCATTCCATAGAACTGTGTATCCATGCCGCCGGAATGATCGGCCATTTTGGCCCGCATTCCGCGTGATTCGTCTTCACGATCACGGCGTGTTTGATGGTATTTTTTAACCATTAGTTTCTCCTTTTGCCATTACAGCAATTTCTTCTGTATTTGGGGTGTTTACTTGTAGCTCTTCATCTTTTGACTCTAATGAGCCAGAAGATTTTACATACTGAGACAACTTGAGTAGCTGCTCTAGTTGTGCTAAGTCCATTGATTCAAGCTCTTTCATAGCATTTACTTTATGAAGCATACCCAGCTCTTTGTCTTTTTCGGACTCTGCGAGACGCTCAATGGCAAGAGCTCTGTTTTCTTGAACGCGGGACGCCCTCTCGAGTCCTAGTCCTGCGTTTGCCTCGGCTCGTGACTCAAGGTCTTTTATTTTAGCCAGTTGTTCTTTGATAGTCATTTGCAACTGGAGATCCTGCATTTGACTCTGGCTAGCTTCTTGTTCTCCTATCGCATCTACGAGCTCTTTTTTGTTTTGAAGCGTAGAGGATTCAACAAGAAGATTTGTGGGTACGGGAACGCCTAACTCGCGCAATGCGAGAAGCTGTTTAAATTGCATTTGCCTTTGCGTAGAGGTATTTAATCCTTCCTCAACTGCCGCATCATATTTTCCGAACGCCTTATTATAAAACTGGGGAGTAGGCTCGGAGGAAGTGATGCGTTTCATTTTTCCCGGAGAGAAGTTGGCCTGGATGAGAGAAAGAAAGATTCTACCGAGATTTTTTTGAGAGTTATCGAGCTGATCAAAAAGAATTTGGAGAGTAGTAAGACCCGCTCCCTGGCGTAGCATTGAAAGGATCCCAGATTTATCATCTTCTGCAGACCCTAGAAGCTCTTCGTTGACTCCAGAGATTTGTTGAATTTCATCACCCAGTATTTTAGATAATTCAATCATAGATTGAGGTACAGCAGGCGCTTGGATTCTCTCTACATCAGACATATTGGCTTCTTCTTTTAAAGCCAGACCACGACCCTGTCCCTGTAGAAATACATCATCCGGGTTTACTAATGCATTTTCTTTATACTTCCAGCCCGAATTTATTTGAGACTCTAGGATATCTAATTCAATGACTTTACGCCTATTATATAGATATTGAGCATCTCTGAGTCCTCGTACTACCCCTTGAATTCTCCACGGAAAATAAGGGATTTGAGGATCGTAATAACCCAATACCGGAACAAAGGGATATTCATCTATACCCATTGGGTTAGGGCCATGATACATTACATGTCCCTGAACAACGATTCCTAATTTACAGGTTTGAACCTCATTTTCTATAACCGTCAGCTCAGGGTAGGTTTCCAGGAATAAGTTTAGCTCTTTTTCTCCCCCTTTCCACTCCATTGTCTCACCCGTTTTAACATCCACGAGAAGTTTTTGAGTGCGATAATCTCGATACCAATACTCATCATAGGTTAAAAGATCCTCCATTCCGTAGTTGTAAGCTTCGGGCATGAACTGAAATTTTCCATCTCTATTGGCTGAAGATGAAAGAGCATCGATCTCAGTTTTTTTATCGGGTAAAAGAGACTTTATTTGAGTCTTTGTAAGCCATTTGCGTGTCCAGATAAAGTTACAATCGGACAGATCATGTTTTTTAAAGAAGGGGTCAATGAGGTAGCCGTTGTATGAAACATTATCCACGCGAATGTCTCCATTAATAGGATCTGAACGATAGTCCATCCAGATTGAGAGAAGATTCATTCCCGTAGTAACTGCTCCATCAAACGCTTGGGAAATAGTGTCGAGAGTGTTGTCTTTTTCCATCGCCCATAAGACAGCCTTAGAAAACTGAGATGCTGTTTCTTCATCGGAGTTTTCTATAGGAGTGACAACTGTAGATTTACGATTGCGACGTTGATAGCCGGTAACCATATTACATACGCGGCGGATACGGTTAAAGTTAAACACACGTCGACGAAACGCAGGAAGATTTCCATAAATATCGTTCCAGAGAGTTTGATCTCCAGCTTTGAATCTTGCATCAATATCTGCTTCGGACCAAAAACTTTGATTTATCGTAATACTTTGTGCATAGGTAGTTTCCATGCGGAGCTTTAAACCTCGCTCTTCATTGCTTTCCGAGGTGATAAAACTATTATTTCCTGGCATCGGCCATAAGGTCATTACATTGCTCCTAAGTGTTTGTCGTCTCTAAAAAATGCGGGTAGCGACCCATGATTTCCATATACAGCTTTCTGATATCGCTCTTCTAACTCTTTTGCTGAAGTAGAGTCTCGAGTCTTAGGAAGAGAAATAGCCATATATCTAAAGGCATCCGCAAAATGGGATGACCAATCGTGAAGAGGGCGCGGTCTGTATACCTTGCGTTTATTATCATACTCTTGGCGATAATTTTCTAAAGACTTGATAAGAGGCTCGCACTTATTATTATCGATCCAGAGTTTAGAAAATAGACTCCTACATGCTTCGATACCGTCGGGGATCTCATATTGATCAGCAATGGTAAATTTAATCCCCAGCTGTCTAGCTTTTTCTAAGCGTGTAACTCCTGATCCCCATTCTTTGACGCGAATATCGTGCGGAGCAATGTGGGAGCCATAGAGGTAGGGTTTATTTTGGATTACTTCCGCATAGTGCTCCAGCCCTTCCTTGGAATTTTCGTAACAATCAATTATCCGTACGGTTTGGCCTATGCACTGGAAAAATATGATCGTAGTAGAATCTCTTACTCCAATATCCCATGCAGTGTGAACTTTAAATCCATTTTCCCATGGAACTGGGCCAATACGTGCTTCTCGTCTAGCAACATCCATATATCGAGAATAGTATGCCCCTTCTACTCCCATTTCGAAGGATGTGTAATATTCTTGTTGAATCATGTCTTCACTCATGATTCCATCTCGACGTTCTTTTTCAATTTCCTCTAAAGGAATATGACCAGTATCCTCTACTGAAAGTTTAAGGTAGAACCACTCAGGAGAATTTTGGGCAAGTTCTGCAAGAGTCCAGAGGTGGTTTTTCCCACGAGGGGTTGAGATAAACAACGACCATCCCCCATTAGCTGTAAGAATAGGACGAATATACTGATAAGCCATAGGATCTTGAAGAGCATACTCCGAAAAGACACATCCCTTAGGGTTGGTTCCCATCAGAGTATCGTAATTATCGGATCCAATAAGCTGAAATAAACTTTCATCCCCTGTTTTTGAGATCATCCGAATCTTCATTTCCTGAGAGTTTTTTTGAGTGACGAGTTCATCTGGAAAGTAGTCTAGTATTCTTTTCCCGTCGTTAGTCATAGAGTCCCAGATAACTTTTTTAGCTTGGGAATAGGTAGGAAAGATATAGTAGTAAACACCAGGATGTTCCCACATTTGCCTAATAACATAATTGAGTGCAGTTATATCCTTTCCCGCCCGTCGTGGAAGTATGGCTAACACTCTTTTAAACCCACTATCTAAAGCCTTGAGAACCGGCTTTTGATATTCTCGTGGAATGAAATTATTAAGCTTTCTCTCAACTTCTACGTTTGTTAACGTTTTGCGCGTAGTGGTCTCGATAAACTCCATCAAGCTTTTCTCTAGCATAATTTTCGCTTATATAGGTAGCCTCAACAGTTTTTTCTATTGCCGCCACTTGTTCTCTCGCTTCTTGTTCCATGTCTACTGCATGGGAGTCATATAGTTTTAAATACCGTAATAGAACTTTAGAACGGTGAGCCGGCAGCTCGTCTCGGGTCATAGCGAGATGTAGCCATCGATTGCATAGAACAGATTTCATTACCTCAAATGTGTTGAGGACTTTAGGTGACCGGTAAAGAAAATATTTGAAATAATGATAGCCTATTCCTTTCCACTGAAGAAATTGAGGAACCGTATAAGCATCATCCTTTTTCACCCATTCCATCATCCATTCGCATAAAGAATCTAAATACTCTTCCGAAACCTGCAACTCTTTCATTTTCATAGCGCCATCCTTATACAACAAGTTAAGTAAAAATTTCTTTAAGTGCAGCATTTATTACTTCTATCGTCTCTAAAGTAGTAGGAGAAGGAGGCTCCACTACTAACTTTGAACCCAGTCGTCCTTCAATTAAAGACTGTAATCCTTGGCGATTACACTGAGTTTCTTGCGCTACCGTATCAAGCTTTTCCATTATTCGTATCATGGTCAGATGCATAGCTTGTCTTTCATTCGACGCACGTTTGGAATCAAAGGGAACGGCATCTCCTGATTTATTGATAAACATTTGTTGCCGACCTTTTCGGCGAAGCCAAAAGCAGCGACAATTACACGAATCCGCTAAATCAATATTTATATCTCGAGCTCGGGTGTTTACTGCTGGTATGCTCATAGAGACCCTCCTTGTTATGTGGGAGAAGTGTAATGGAAGAAGCTATAAAATAAAATTTAATCTACGGTAAAATAATTCCAATTGCGGAAGCGCGCGGTCAACCACTCTTCTCCACTCACCTGCTCTCGGCAATACACTAATAAATCTCCATCCTTCAATTCATATAAGTGCTCTTTATACAGTTCATAGTAACGGAAAAAAGACCCCTCTACATAAACTATTAATGTCTTAGATCCTTTTTCATCGGGAGCTATTGGACCCTCTCTCATAGTTCCATTCCTTCGGTAGCATACCATGCAATTGTTTCTGCAAATTCTGCCAAGTCAGGATTTTCCCCTGCTTTGGTTTTAGCCATCGCATTTGCCAGATGATATATCTCATCGAGAGAAGAGTACATCTCGTTTGCTTTTTGAAATATCTTTAATCGGTCATCAGCTTGCGGTAGCAAAAAAGAATAATTCACTTCCATGTATGTCGATTCGTCGTCTTCAAAATCCATTACAGATCCTTTGGTAAATTAAAAATTAAATATCACATAATCCGCACATCTTCCCCAATGTTCTTCATGAAGATCCGCAATTTTAATAGCGCTTGCTTCGGAATGGGTAAGGAAGCTAAGGCCTTCATTGGGAAAGCAAAGTAGGGATCGGTTTTTCATCTAGTGCACACACTTTTATTCTGGTTTTAGGTTCCCCATGATACGATTTCCTGACGTGCAATTCATAGATGAGCGAGTCATCTACCCACAGTACATCGTTTAAGGCGTCTCCTACAAATTTAATCAGGTTATCTAAATCCGGTCTGGAGGTGTGGGGTTTGCCTTTTGCCATTATCTGCCGTTTTTTGGACCAGGAGACGGGGATAGGCATGTGGAACTCAATTATTACTTTAATCCCGTTAGAATGGCTGAAAAGGCCTTGAATGGCGCTTGTAATATAAGTTCGCATCCTCTGTTTCTCCTCCATCTGCCGATCATAGTATTTATTTCCCCTTCGTCCCGCTCTCATCCAAGCTACCGGTTTTCCCGGAATGTCGTAAACATGCATTCATTCTTTCCTTTTGTTGCTTAACTAATTTTATAAAGTTAGGGTCTTTGTAGCCTATCGGAACGTAGGTATTCGTATCCCCGGGCAGAAGAAAATCCTTAAGAAAAATAAACTTTACGTGGTAGGGATCGTGTGAAATAGTAAACCCATGCTCTCTTCCCGAATATTCCTGTATGAGATCCTGGACTAACTGACGTCTTTCGTTGAGTAACTTCTGGAACGCTTCTTCTTTTTTTTGTTGCTCCATCGGAAGTTTAAGCTTATCGGCCGCCCATCCTTTTTTAACGGAAGCGATAAAATATC